CAAATGAAACTAATATGTGAACAAATAGAAAACGTACGTTATGTAACAGAAGCCAAAGAATCTGGTAAAAAAGATTACTTCATCGAAGGCATCTTTATGCAAGGTAATATTCAGAATCGTAACGGTCGTTTGTATCCAGTATCAATCCTTCAGAAAGAAGCAGAACGCTATATGAAGGAATCGGTTCAACAGAATCGTGCATATGGAGAATTAGGTCATCCTCAAGGTCCATCAATCAATCTTGATCGTGTATCTCATATGATCAAAGAACTTCGTCAAGATGGAAACAATTTCTATGGTCGTGCTAAGATCATGGATACTCCTATGGGTAATATTGTGAAGAATCTTATGGATGAAGGAGCTTCTTTAGGCGTATCTACTCGCGGTATGGGTTCTATCAAAGAAAATAAGCAAGGCTTTATGGAAGTACAAGATGACTTTCATCTAGCTACAGCTGCCGATATCGTGGCTGATCCTTCTGCCCCTGATGCATTCGTTCGTGGCATCATGGAAGGTGTAGACTGGGTATGGGATAACGGTCTTCTTAAAGCACAAAAGCTTGAAGAGATGAAGAAAACGATCAAACGAACTTCATCAAAGAATCTCGATGAAGCAAAGCTTAGCATATTTGCAAGCTTTCTCAACGAATTGGTTAAAAAATAAGTTTTAATAAATATATCAAACATAATTTTTAGAAGGAGTTTCTAGATGAATCTTACAGAAACGATTAGAAAGATGAAAGACGTTGAGTTAGACGAAGCTGTAGAAGTCGGCGGCGGCGCCACTGGCGCTGCTAGGGTCGCAGAACCAACCGGCGTTCGTGCTAAGGCCCCCGGCAATAGCAAAGCTCAGGGTGATCTTGCTCCAGTTAAGATTGTAGATCCTAACAATCCTGGCGTAGAAGACACAGATGCAGAAACCAACACAAAGCCAACAGGCGATGCTTCTGCCAAGAACAGAGCTTCTGTTGCCACTAAAGGAACGGGTATGAAAGAACATATCGACGTAATGTTCGACGGAGAAGATCTCTCTGAAGAATTCAAAGAAAAAGCCAGCACAATCTTCGAAGCTGCCGTTAGCGAACGCGTTATCGAAATTACTGCTGCTCTAGAAGAAGAATATGAAGCTGCTCTAAACTCAAAGCTTGAAGAGATTGAAGAGCAATCAATTCAGGATCTAGAAGGTCTTGCTGCTAAGCTTGACGAATATCTAAACTATGTTACAGAACAGTGGATGGAAACCAATGAAATTGCTGTTGAATCTGCGCTTAAGTCAGAAATCACAGAAGAATTTATTGAAGGTCTAAAGAATCTATTTGCCGAGCACTATATCGACGTTCCTAATGAAAGATTCGATGTCGTAGAAGAGCTATCTGCTCGCGTAGAAGAACTCGAAGAAAAATTGAATGAAGCTGTCAACGAAAATATCGAACTTGTTGCTTCAATCAATGAAATGAACACTGAAGAAGTTTTCAACGAAATCTCAGAAGGCCTAGTAGCTACTCAGGTTGAGAAATTCAAGAAGCTAACGGAAGGTGTAGAGTACGACGATCTTTCTAACTATAAGAAAAAGCTTCAGATTATCAAAGAGAATTACTTCGGTACTGCTAAGGCAGAGAAGAAAACCTCAGGTCTTCTTGAAGAATCTTTCGAAGGTGAAGAAGAAGCGCCAGTAGCAAGAGGTCCTATGGCCCACTATATGAAAGCCATTAGCAGAAACACTGTTAAGTAAAAACATTTGTTTTATAAATAGTAAAATAGCAAGATAATTGATTGCTAACAAAGGAGAAACCAATGATTCTAACTGAAGAAGCACAAAGAAAGTGGGCCCCAGTCCTACAGCATCCTGATCTACCAAAGATTGCCGACACTCATCGTCGTGCAGTTACGGCAGTCATTCTAGAAAACACAGAAAACGCTCTTCGCGAAGCTGGTCGCCAGATGGGTTATCAGCAGCTTCTTGGCGAAGCTGCTCCAACTAACTCAATGGGCGCATCATCCTCAACTGCATCTGACGGTAATATCGACACGTTTGATCCAGTTTTGATTTCACTCGTTCGTCGTTCAATGCCTAACCTCATTGCTTATGACATCTGCGGTGTACAACCAATGACTGGCCCAACAGGTCTAATCTTTGCAATGCGTGCTCGCTACACAGATCAGACCAGTGCAGAAGCACTCTATAACGAAGCGAATACTTCATTCTCTTCACCAAGAGTACCAAACACTGCTGCCTTCGGTAATGGTCAAGTCGGTACAGTTCCTTCTGCTAACAGCAACGTTAGCAATGCCCTTTACAACATGGGTATTGGTCTACCATTAGCCAATGCTGAAGCTCTAGGTACTACTTCTCATCCTGCAATTCCTGAAATGGCATTCAGCATTGAGAAAGTAACAGTAACTGCTCTAAGCCGCGCTCTAAAGGCTGAATACTCAATGGAACTAGCTCAGGATCTTAAGGCTATTCATGGTCTAGATGCTGAAACAGAACTATCCAATATTCTTTCCGCCGAAATTCTAGCTGAAATCAATCGTGAAGTAATCCGCACGATCAACATTACAGCTGTACGCGGTGCCAATACTGGTACAACTTCACAGGGCGTATTTGACCTTGATACAGACTCCAACGGTCGTTGGTCAGTTGAAAAGTTCAAGGGCCTAATGTTCCAAGTTGAACGTGAATGTAACCAAATTGCCAAAGACACACGTCGTGGCAAAGGCAACATCCTCATCTGCTCAAGCGACGTAGCTTCAGCTCTTCAGATGGCCGGTGTTCTTGATTACGCTCCTGCTCTAAACAGCAACAACCTAAACGTTGACGACACAGGTAACACCTTCGCTGGTGTACTCAATGGTCGTATTCGTGTATACATCGACCCATACACAACCGGTAACTATCTAACAACTGGTTATAAAGGTTCTAGCCCATTCGATGCCGGTCTATTCTATTGCCCATACGTTCCACTCCAGATGGTTCGTGCAGTTGATCAGAATAGCTTCCAACCAAAGATTGGCTTCAAGACACGTTACGGCATGGTAGCCAACCCATTCGCAGAAGCTGGCAACGCTGCCACTCCTTCAAATAGTGGTCGCCTAGTACAGGATACAAACCTATACTATCGTCGTATTCTCGTCAACAATATCATGTAATTGAGACGAGATAGTCAAAAAGAGGGGACGCAATGTCCCCTCTTTTCTTAGAATAAGAATAAAGACTTAAAATTATAGGAGA